TCGGTAGTACGGTGTTCCGCCGGTCGTCTCGCTGTTACGCAGTATCTCCACGACGTCGCCCGGTTTGGCGCCGATCCAGCGAGCGATAGCGTCCTGTGAGGAAATGTGGGGGACTGGCAGGTAGTCCTTGTGCACCATTGCGATTTGCGGCAGGGGCGGGTTCTCTGCGTTCAGTCGGATATGGTCCTTCTGCATCTGGCCCACGATGTCGTCCATCACGATATTGTACTTTTCTAGGTACTTGGGCACCTCATCTGCAGAGAGGATCCTATGCTTCGGCACCTTGCGGTGCGTCGTAGGGTTGTACTCGAGTTGAGCCGTATGGAAGATCTGGAGAACGTCGCTCATCGCGCTTACTGCGCTCAACACCGTCTCGGAGGGGGGAATGGCAACAATGAGAATCCCCGTCTTGCCTCCGCTCTTCTGTACAAACGCTTTATATCCCGCCACGTCCTTCTCGTTGATGCGCTGGCGGTTTATAGTACATACAATCGTGGCATTCTCTGCGGCTCCGTATTTTGTGGCCTCTGCCGGCAAAGGCGCCGCGTCAAGCGCTTCCGACGTCGCCGTATCCACTCCACGCTGCTGCAGCATCTCTACAAGCTTGGACATCCTATTGTGCAGTTATACTTCCCCATAGAGTTTTCATCCGTTTTTGTTCGCCAATGTATAATATGAACTGGCTGGCTTTGGCTATCTCGGCCCTCATCATAGTTGGCATCCTCTTCTCGAACCAAAAAGAGTCGTTTGTTGCAGAGTTTTTGGATCGCACTAAAACTCATCTAGATTCAAAATCATCGTACGCACAGGTGACAAACCACGCGAAGGGTCCCTCCGAGGGACCTCCGCCGCGGGGGGAGCCGACAGGGCATCGGGTGGGGCAGTGGGCGGGATATAATGCGCCATTCTAGACGGATCTTCGCGACACTCCTTCACGATCGCCCAGAATGCCTGAAGATCCGGAAGGTACTTTGATAACCAGTAGACGTCGCGCTGCACGCTCTCGACTCTGATGTTTTCGAGTGTCCAGAACACCATACGGACATCGTCTTCCGTGAGCGTCTTTTTCCACTCGTTTGGGGTTTCTTCCTCGGGCATATACACGATCTTCCCGTTGTCGTAGACTGCAAGAACACCCTTATACGGGGACGTAGACGCCCGCCAGGCCGTCTGCGTGCCCGTCTTGAACTGCATTTCCACGTAGTCGCATTTGTGAATCCCAGTACACTCCATCTGCATCTGCATCTGGTGATAGTACGAGTCGGGAATGGGCGAACTCTGCGTGAACGCCCGACTTATGGGGCACTTGAACTCCACGAGCTTGCCCCATTCCAAATCCATCGGGTCCTTCGTGAAGACGATTCCATCCGGCGACGCTCCCAGAAAGGGATACGTAGGATGCACGACGCACGTGGTGTCCACGACCTCGGCCCCGCCCTGGATACTCTCGTATATCTTCTTGGCGATCGGCTCAAACTGCGTGCCCCACAGACAGGCCGTCATAGTCGGGCCCTGCGTATTCGTATTAGGGTTCACCTTTCGCAAGAGGAGTTCTTTGCGAGCAGACGGCGAAGCAGACGCGAACGCTTTGGTAACCTCCGACGCCGTAATCATTTCGCTACGTTTCTGCAGCCACGCATCGCTACGTTGATCGGCCTTGCCGTAGAGCTTCAAGACCCTACTGATCCGCCGCCGCCGCTCCCATATTTCCCCAAGGTCTGTTTCTCCAAAAGCGCGCACTACGTTTCGCTTCAGCTGTGTGTATCCGACTCCATTGGCAAGCGCGATACGTTTGAGCTTGCGATTAAGGTGCTTGGTCACGTCTATATGCAGATTGAACAGATCCTCCATTGTTCTATTACACGCCAAAGCTCTACGTCATCCGATTTACAGAGTATTATGGAAGGACTTAGATAATGAGCGCCGACGAAGCAATCGTAGCTACTCAGGAACAGTGGGTCATTCACCGGTTGGAGGCATTTTACACGCCCGCACGCATCGACATTTTGCGCGAAACTCTTGGCGGCAAGGTGTCCCTCCGTGTACTCGACTGGTTCGTCACAAATTATGCAAAAATGAACAATGTTTCGTACGTCTCAAAGTCGGGCAAGCACGTCATCGTGTATTTGGCCTATAAATCGCACTTGAAGGCATACAGCAAGCGCATGTTTGACCCCTTTTGTCGACATGAACGGATTGACTTCCATGGCATTTCGACAACAGTGGGGCAGCTGAATTTCTTTGCATGGGCAATCGAAGACGATGTTTTAGACTACATGAAGGACCGTATGAGCGATATTCATGCGGATATGGAGACGCGGATGACGACCACTACAAAGTCGGGATCGACCGGCAGGAAGAAGCGTCACGAGTTGTCGCACTCTGCGACCAAATCGATAAAGAAGCATGATGTGAAAATTATGGTCACGTTTAAGTAATGAGTCTGGCGTGGCAGGTTGCTGCCCTTATAGACAAACAGACCGGATCCCTCGAAGACTTTATTGCAGAGGACAAGAAGACGGGATCCAAGTACACCGAGTGGTACCAAGAGCGACCGCGAGACGGCCACACTGCATTCACGCACGCCATTAAACTCGGTCGTCTCGATATCGTCAAGTACATTGTCGAAACCCACCCGGGTATAGAAAATGAAGAGAATGACTTTTTCGGCATGCCACTCGACTATGCAGAACAGGAAAAGCAGGTCGAGATCGCCAACTTTCTGAAAGAAATAGGAGCTGTCGTGGGACGGGGACCGCCACCTAAAGCTGTACCCAAATATACCGCCAGCCAATTCGCGGCTCCCGCGGCTCCACCATCCCCGTTCGAAATCGCCGAGTCCGAACTCGAGGGTGCCCTCAAGATGATGGTGATTGTGCGCGAAGAAGAACTTACCGTAAAGTGCGTCACTGTCCGTGGACAGAAAGTGCTAAAGACGTTGGAAATAACCGACTCGGAACTTGCGGGTCTCGTAAAGGGCGTTCCGGGCAACCCATGCAAGGGGCAGATTGGGTCCGTCTTCATGCAAAGCGCCCTTCGAGAAAACACGCACTTTTTTGTATTGTACCGGGGCGACGTAGATAGCAAAATATACCCGTACGGTTTCATCTTTGCAAAACCCGAGGGAACGGGGTACTTTCTGGACCTCATATGTGCCACCAAGAACGGTTCCGATCTTCTAAAATTCTTCATCAAGTGGACTACACTGAAACGGGCCTCGCACATCCACCTACACGCTCTACCGCACGTGATGGGACTGTACACCAAGTTTGGCTTTCAGTTCCGCCGAGGTTGTGCGGATCCGCCCATTCCCGATACAAAGGAGTTCAAGGCAAAGGTCGCTGCTGCCGGCAAAGCCTTTCCTTCCTCCGTCCCCGACGTGTGGGCCAACGACGACTTCAAGTACGTTCAGGATATGGTTATGGTGCTCCAGAAGAACGGCTTTTCTGCATACGAGTCTGCGCCCGAAGAGTGCTTTGCAGACGATATGACACCCGAGACTTTCAAGACGCACAAGTGCGATCAGGAGGGGTACACGATGGTGCGGTGCCGTGCTCCGACGAGGAAGAAGTTGCACGAGAAGAGCAAGCAGAGCAAGCAGCGTAAAATAAAGACCCGAAAAACGAAGCGCAAGTAGTAATGCTTGCGGACGACGGCGCCAGGATCTATCCCGTCGCAGAAGGAATTGCCGATTTTGATTTGGACACGGATATTGAAGAGTATGACTACGATGGTCGCAAGGTGTATCGCGGAAACATTGATCTCGACCTGTCTGAAGGCGGCCGCGAAGTCTACTGGCTGTACGAGAACGACACGCGCGTCGGACTCGCCGAGCATCGCGGCGAGACTCATACATGTTATTGGTACCGCGACAACGTCTACTCCACATTACTGCAGGAGGACTGGCAAGTCTACGACGAAACCATCTGGAACATCCTGCCGCAAAAAGCCTACGACGAGTGCATGCGACACGGCTGGACGACGGTTCCAAAGCTACAGGCTAGAACACAGCTATCCCTGGCTACACCCGACGATTTTGTGAGCGGAGCAAAAGTATCCACATCAGTGTGTGAGAGGTGTGCAGCCGAGTGCTCACATGCGGGATGCGTGCCTATCCAGAGAGCGGCACTTAACGAAAAAAATGTATTTTCTGTTATTTTTTTAGATGATGAAGGGACTATCTATATCCCGCCGTCCGATACGAAGGCTTATGCGACCTTGCGGCGACGAGGCGCTGCGGCTGCTGCGGCTGCTGCTGGGACTACGACCGGTGGAGACTCTACGACGACTGGCGCCGGCGGTGGCGGAGATGCCGAACCTGCGCCTGCTTCTGCCGGATACCCTCCGTCCTCGTCATCGTCATCGTCGTCATCGGCAAACGCTGCCCGAGCACCGCCCGATACAATCGGCACTGCCTCGCCGTCATCCTGATCCTCCTTGAACAGGTCGCGAGCCGTCACGCGACGACGCTTG